ATCGTCATTGAGCGCCGAGCCTCCGATACCGATTCAAAATCTGCTTTACGTCAGGCAATAATGGCTCGTCGGAATAATTCACTTGCCGTTCGCCCGTCGATTCCGACGCGACCCCGTACCGCCGCTGGCTGTAATCTTGGAAATACTTCCACGCCGCGAGCTTTTTACAGGCCAGTTTCAGGTCATACGGCACGTTCGAGTTATGCGTGTAGCCAGCCGTGTAGATCACACGGACATTCCCGACCCCTTGCCCGTACAGGCTTTGGTTGTTCCATAACGTCAAAATCCCCGACTCCAAATCCGTTTGAACGTCCGCCGTTAAATCAATAGCCGTGTCCGCCGTCCACGCCCGCAGATAATCCATGTAGAGCGAGGTCACAGTAATGATGGGCCAATTTTTCAAAAACAATTGGCTGGTTCCGTTCCCGTCGTAGTACTCCGTGTACGGCACGGCCGGGTAAATCAATTTCCGTCCGCAATAGGTGTTGATCCACACCGAGCATTCGTTTATCAGGTCCCCAACAATCGAATCCTCGGACGTAGTGGTGATCTTGAGGAAGGATTTCGCCTCCGCCAACGTAATCAACGCAATCGTGGTGTCAACAGCCATTCGAAGCTCCTACCGAGGAAGGCGTCCGGGTTTCGCGTATTTCTCACGTCCCGCGACGCCCCGTGCCATCTTGTCCTCGACGATTTTTCCCTTGGGCGATTTCTTTTTTCGCGCCACGACGCGAGACTTATTTTTTGCGGCGTTTAACTTTTCTCTTGTTGCCATGTTCGTCTTCCTCCTCGACTTCCTCCGACAGTTCCTCACCCTTCAACGGAAGTTCGCCGGAAAACTGCTTCGCGGCCATTTCCTCATTGGTGATGCCGGGGTTTTGGGTTTCGTCGGCCACTTTACGGGGCGCGCGGCGAACGCCGTCCGGACCTTCAGGCCATCCGGAGTCATCCGTGCGCGGCTGCCCGCCATGATCCAACGGCGAATCCGACTGCTCGTTTACTTCTTCGCGGCTCTTTTTCGTGTCCATGCTGATTCCTCTCCTTTGGTGTCTGCGGTTTGGGCTGGTTCTGGCTCAGGCTCCGCGGTCGCGTCCGCAGGCTCAGGCGCGGAAGTGACGGGACTCGCCCCAATCACTTCCCAATCTTGCGGGTAATCCCGTTGCAGTTGCTTCACTTTGGCCTCTGGTAGATCGACGATGGCCCCGCGTGTGACCTGTAACGTCCTCACGGGTGGCTTGTCCGCTACCGTTCGATACGACTCCTGGGTAATTCCTAGGAACTTCACTTTCATTTTTTTCCTCCTCGTCAAAAAGGAACCAGGCGGGATGCGGGCCTCGCGAACCAGCAGAGCCCGCCTGGAATACTTATCCGTCGGTTTATTCGCTGAACGTCGTTCCGATGTTCTGCCCGGTCAGCAGCGTCTTATTCGCGCTGAGTGAGTAGATGGGCGAGAACGTCACGCGCTCGCGAACCTTCAAGGCGTCCTGGTCAAACTCCGCGTATTTTTCAACGAGGAGTTGGATATTCGCCTCGCGGCGAACGCCAGTCACAAAACCCTTCCGGTTAATCAAGTGCGCTACGGTCCTTGTCTGACCGCTCTGGTACACGCCCGAACTGTTCAGGTCTTCCCGAATCCATTCGCTAACGATCACTGGGCTACCGTCGAGCTTCGCGAGCTCGCCGTTCAAGATCGTCGCGCTTGTTCCGTACTTATCCACCGTGGTCAATTCCGGAAGGTTCACTAACTGCATGAACCCCGTCATGCTCACGATCCAAACGAGGTCCGAAGGCTTCAAGCCATACTTCCCCATCAATGCGCGGCCGCCGCGAATGGTGGTCAGGCTGAGATTCCCCAGGTCCGCCGTCAGGCTGCTGTCATGCGATAGACGCCGTAGACCCTTCCACATTTTTCGGCGCGATGTGGCCGACGTGGTATCAGAGTCTTCGTGCGTCGCCGTCGTGTCTCCGTTGAGCACGCAATCCTCGCGACCTTCCGCAAGAGCCTTGACGAGTTCAGAGCGAAGGAACGGCAACATCGGCACAATGGCATCCTCTTCCAAGTCCTTCGAGATCAGCACATACGCCGCATGGCCAACAGCCGTGAGCGTAATGTTTCCGCTGATATCGTTTCCGTCGGAGTAAGGAATCGCCGTCTGTGACGTATCCGCCGTTTGTTCCGGGTGCTTGAACGTGTTGATACGTCCCACCTGGATCGGCAGTTTGTACGGATTGGTAGGCATAACGATCTGGTCAAACAAAGACCAAACCTTGGTTTCTAGTCGGACCAATTCATAGAGGGTAGACGAAAAATCCGTCGGCACCCACTCGGACGCCCCGCCGCTTGTCGCGGTATCGAGCGCCTTTTTGAAATCGCCCATCTCGCGCTTAAACCCATTCCACGCCTTTAACTGCGTGGGATGCTTTTTCAGCGCCATAGACAGAATCAGGATGTCGTCCTGTTTCTGTTGAAGCTCTTTAGGAAGTGACTCCTCTAACGCGCGGACCCCATGGCTTCCCTCGGGGAAAACCATTTTCCGCTCGCCGCCGCCCGCGAATCCTGGGTGGTCTTTGAGTACGTCGGTGAGGATTCGTTTAACTGAATCTTCATGCTCCGCCGACTTCTTTTCTGCCAACTCTTTCAGCGTTTTAACTTGCTGACAAAGTTCTGTGACTTGTTCCGATGTTGCTTGTCCCATGTATTCCTCTGCTTCGAGGAAGCCGGGGGGCTCGTTAATTCCCAAACCCGGCGCGAGGATCTTCCTGAAATCGGTCTAGTACCTCTGTAACTCCGTTACGATCCGACGAACCTGCTTCCGCACCTGTTCATCGGTATATTGGGCCATGATCGCCTGAGACAATCCCTTGGCGTTTTCAATCAGCCCTGCAATGATCGACTCATCCACGCCTTCCTCATTCTCGACGAGGATTTCAGAAAATAGCGCCGAGACGCTTTTCAGCAGGCTCAGTTGGTTTCCAGGGAGGCGATTTCGCCGCGCGTCACGCGCCAATTCCAGGCAGGATTTCAAACTCGACTCAAAATCCGGAGCCTCGGGCGTCCCAAGCGTCGGGTCCATGACAAGGAACTTGGCTTCCCCGTCTACCTCGATCTCTCGTACAGCGTTAGGCATCATTTTCTGCGCGATCACGCCGATATCCCGCCCGATGAGAGCGCCGGGGTTCGCTGGAATCCCAACAGCGGAATACTCCAATAGCTCGGCGTCCGTATAAACGACGCCTTTGCGCTCCGGGTTAATGGGCTCCATGGTCCATTTCCGAGGAGCAAAACCGACGCTGAACGCGGAAAGAAACCCGCCCTTGAATAACTCAAAGGTCATTTTTCCGTCTTCCGTGTCAGCGAACTGCGTTTCGGCAAGAAGCCCATTGTCGTCTTCCTCGATGCGAACAGCTTTCCCGACCGGTGGCCGGGAATAGTCGTGTCCCCACATGACGACGGGGTTTTTCTTGAAATTGTCGAGACGCCACGACCCCTTAGAGAATCGTTCATCCGTCCTGTCCCAGTCGTAGGTCGAGACGTAGGCGGTAACCGTTTTTTTCTCCGCGTCGATCCCCTTGGCATAGGCGACCTTGAGGCCCTTTTGTTCTTTGTCCATGATGTGATCCTCCCTCATTGTTGGTGTGCCTCTGCCATTTGGCGTTTTTGGTATTGCGAATAATCCTTATCGCAAAGATAAACTTCCCCGCGATCCGTCATCACTCGATGCAATCCAAACCGAGTCGGGCAGGCCGCACAGTGAAGGAGATGCTGCTGGTCCAGATACGCCATGACCGTTTTACGGGCCACGTCCGGAACAATCCGATCCACGTGCGACTTGATACGGCGGTGCATTTCATCGGGCTGGTGTTGATCCAGCCATTCGAAAACTTTCGTTGCGAGCCAAACCTGTAATCGTCTCACCTAATCCTCCAATCGCCGGACGGGCCGAATCGTGCAACGACAGTTGCAGATTTCGCCTGGCCCGCCCGCTGGGTCGCCGGGGCCGTCCATATGAATTCCGTCGTGGCCCATGTCAAACTTTTCCTCTACGGGGATGGTCATTCCGTCCAGCGTGTCTTCGTGGTACTCGCGCGAGAACTTCCCGCCTCGCGCGTGAAGCCACCGTTTCCCCTCCGCGCCCGCCTGTTTCATCCCGGCCAACGTGCCCATGTTTGAGGCTGATAGCGTTTCCGTCCGGGCAATAAGCTCCGACCGGCTCTCGCGGGCAAGCTGGTACACGTCATCGATCCTGGCGGCAATCTCTTTGATCGTGTCGCCCTGACTCAGTCCCTCTTCCAGCGCCTCTTGAATCGAATCTACCGTGGCCTTCGAGATCCGCTCCATGGTGTAATCCGTCACGTCTCGCGTTAACTCCAATTCGCGCGTATGGAGCCAATCCAAAACGTGCGGATCAATCAGTTTGAAGTTAAACGCCGGGTTGATGTACTTCCCCGCCGCCGTCGCAAAATCCACATACGGCCCCACAATGTGATCGTGAACCGCCTCGCGCATTTTCTTGCGCTCTTTGGCGTGATCAAAAAAGACTGACACATCGATGATGGGTTTATTCCCCGATGACGCCTTGTATTCCTTCCCGACGCCGTACCGCTGCAACAGCGCCGGGGCGTGAGCTTCGAAGGAGGCTAGAATCCGCCGCTGCTGCGCTTTAAAAAAGAATCGGAGGTCGGTAGCGAATCGGTCTTCGAGGGGCTGTAACTTGAGGTCAAAAGCTTTCCATTCGGCATCCATGACCGCCTTGTCAGGCAGGGCCTTCGGTTTCGGCAGGGCTTTGGCCGCGGCTTTGGGTTCCGGAACTTCGATCCCAGTCGCCGCGGCCGCCCCGAAACCGCCGCCCACGGTAGGCATCGATTCGTCTCCGCCTTCGACCGGCTCAAAGGGTAAATCGAATTTGTCGATCAATTGGTTCAGTGGAACGCCCATCTGCCAATAGACCTTGGCGGTATCCGCGCGTTGTTTCTCGTCTACGCGCAGGGCTTCCACGTTCCCTGTGTCCGACTCAATGCTGATACTGGGGTCTAAGAAAAGCTGGCGCGCCCGTTTCGACAGCTTGTCTTGGATGGCTTTGATCCGGGGGATCATCGTGTGCTTCCAGAAAATCGAAGTCTGTTCCTTGGCATTGGCGTAATTCGCGTATTCGAGAACGCCGCACATAATCGGAGGGACGCCAAACGCCGCTAGGATTTCTTCCCGCATCTGCTTACGGAGTTCCACGAACTCCATGTCGGCGTGTTTCCAGCCCATCTCTCGCAGCTTGAGTCCACCTTCCAACAGCGCCGTCTTCCCCCTCTTATCTGACCCCCGGTGCATCGCATACCATCCCGCGAGAACGCGCTTGCGAACGTCTTCCCCTAGAACCTCTTCCGATTCAAAGACGGCATCCGGACGTGCCGCATTTTTAAAGAAGCCCTTGTTCCATACCGACGCATAGATGTCAGTGATCACGGATTGCTTGACGGCTTCGAGAGATCCCTGGCCGTAGAGAAAATTGACAGGGTTCATGTGTTCGTGGTGAATTACTTCGTTGAAGCCGTATTTAATCGTGACCCCATTCACCTTGTAGAGGTAATGGTCGATCATGGCGGTCGCGCTCGCGACGGGCTGCATATAGGACGTGGGGATGGGCCAAATCTCTTGCGGTTCATCCTTCCCGTTAAATTCCAATGCCCAATAAGCGTTTCCCGTGAGATCCATGCTCATGGACGTGAATTCCCGCAGGTTGTACCCGGACATATACGGGTTCGGGTTGTGCAAGAGTTTCACCATCGGGTGATCAATGATTTCCTCGTATTGGTCGTCATCGTCACGCCGATAGGCTTTCCAATCCAGCCCCGCATAGTTGCTGGCGATAGCGCGCGTGGCCGCATACACCCAAACATGCGTGTTGTACGCCTCGGCCAAGCTCGAATAGTCTTCCGGTTGAGGAACGCCGTCCAGAAATTGGAGGTCTGAGTTATACGCCTGTCCGCGAAACTCTTTTTTTTCTGGCGCGAGGGCTTGGTATTTCTCCGGCAAAATCAGCCTGGACTCACTCATCGCCGTAGCCCTCCTCGGTCATCACATGTAAACCCGCCGCCGCGCTCGAAGACTTCCCGCTCAGGATCATCAGCGCAATAACAATGGCGTCTACAACGTCAGCGTGTTCGCCGCTCGGGAACGCCGCCGCCTCATCGATAAGAGCCGGGGTCATCGGATCGTCTTCCGGTAACTCGACTAACCCCGCCTCGACGAGAGGGCTTACGATATTGACGCGCGTCGGTTTATCCTTCGTCGAGATAAAATCCACCACGGGTAAATCGGTTGACCGCCTGAAATCTTGAAGGACCGCCTGCCCGTTGCTGGTCTTTTCGATCCGGATCGAATCCGCTGGCGCGGCTTGGTATTCCATGACAACGCGCCGTTTCATTTCCGGGTATTCGAGCTTCTTGCGAACAATGTGTGTGACGCGATACCGCTTGTTGATCTTTTCCATGCGGACGCCAGCGGTGTAATCGTTTTCTTTCCCCGTCTCCGCCGCCGTATCCCAAGCCCAAACGCTGGCGTCCGCCGTAGGCCGCACGTCCACGGGAATGGCGTTGAACGCCGCGCGGTTGTAGAACTTCCACCACTCGTATTTGAGAAGCCCGCCGTCTTTAGCAATGGGATCCTGCTGGTACTGCGCTTTATAGGTGCGCGACCCCAGGCGGATTTTTAACTCGTCGATCCGTTCCTGGGTGTCGCGCAGGGGATGGAGCAATTCCCCCGCCGTTCGTTCGTAGACCCGTCCTGACGGGAAGACGAACGTTGCGGGCGCCGTGGTTTCCATGGGGAGTTTCAGGTGGGTCCAGCCGCCTTCTTTTAAGGCGACGGCGGTGAGGTCGTGGATATTCAATCGCTGTTCGACGATGACCATCGCCCCTGTCTTCTTATCGTCGAGGCGTGTCGCAAGCGTTTGTCTATAAAACTCGATCCCGGCTTCCCGCTTGGTCACAGATTCCGCGTCTTCCGGGTTAATGAGGTCGTCCATAACCTCGATGTCACAGCCTTTTCCCGTGATCGACCCGCCGACCGATGTCGCCGTCATCGATCCCCGCGCGGTGTTTTCGTAAACCATTTTCTGGTTCTGGTCATCGGCCATTTTCGCCGTGAGTCCCCATTGGCTCTGATACCAGGGCGACTCGATCACGGTCCGCCGATCCGTGGAATGTTTGACTGACAAAGACGCCGCGTAACTCGCGAAAATCCAACGGGTCCACGGTTTGAACGTCCAAGACCACGCAGGCCACGCCACCGAGACGAGGTTCGATTTAAGTGACCTGGGTGGGACATTGATAATCAGCCGCCTGATTTGTCCAAGCGTGACGGCTTCCAAATGCTCCACCAAATAATCGATGTGCCAATTCCCGACGAGTGAACGATTCGGTTCCAATACGCTCCATGCCCGTTGCAGGAATTTCCCGAGGGGCATCGGCTTCCGGGTCAATTCCGATTTGAGTCCTTTCAAAAACAAAGCGGATACCGCCTGGTGATCCGCCTGTAGCTGGGGCACGACTGCTAGGTGGGACGGAATCATGCGATCATTTCGAGCGCCTGTTTCCGTGTATCTAGGGTATTGATCGCCGCATCGAACTCGGGCATTAACTCTTCAATTTGGTCCTGCGTAAGTCGCCGCTTTAATATGGAGGTCACCAGCCCGATAAGCCTCCCGAGTTGTTCGTTCTGAACCTCGTGTCGGAACCTCTCCATATACTTCTCAGGAGCGCGCGACTTAAGCAGGAAAATCAGCATCGTGTTGTCGCCCCGCATCGCCTTGTCGATGGCAATGTCTTCGAGACGTTCCGTCACTTCGTTATTGACGGCATTGAAAGCGTTTTGAAACTCTTCGTCGGCTTTCAGCCATTCATAGACGGTAGACGGATCAATCCGCACGGCTTCCGCAGCACGGATGATCGTTCCAATACGCGAGAACGCTTGGAGGAAGGGTTTCTTCTTGGCTTGTTTGTAGGCGCGAGGCATCCCCTAGAGGATGTCAGGGAACCCCCTGTAGGGTCACGCGACTTGTTTGGACAAATGGCCTATGCCACTAGGAGATGTCGCCTTATGGTTCGTGGGTGGTTGCAGCGGATTAAGAATGACTCATCGTACGCCGCGCGAACGTCATCGAATCGCTGAATCAATTTATGGACCGCGGCTTCTGTTCTGTGAATGAGAAACGCAATTTCTTTGGGCGATTTTCCCGCCCGTAGGTAGAGTCGAACTTCGCGAATCAATCGCTCCGTTTGCGGCAGTGTTCCGTATGGCAGGCGAGCCCCCCTCGCTTTATTGAACGCGCCTGATTTTAGAACGCCCTGGGCCTTTTGGCAACCCTCGGTAAAATCCCCTATAGGCCCAGACACCGCCGAGGATTTATTGCTATCTTTAATTCGCCGTCTAACCTCACTCGCGGGAGGCCCCATTGGAGATCAAACGTGTCGGGATTTACTGTCGGGTTTCAACGAAGGATCAATCTGTGGAGACGCAGATGCTCGAACTGCGGCGCTACAGCGGACTCCGTGGCTGGCAAATCACCAGTGAACATTCAGACGAAGGCTGGTCGGGGACCAAAGATGTTCGCCCAGGCTTGGACGCGATCATGCAAATGGCGCGTCAAGGAGAGTTCGACGCCCTGCTTGTTTGGAAGCAAGATCGACTCGCCCGCTCACTGCCCCATTTTTTCCAAGTCTTCAACGAATTAAAAGCCGTCGGCATCGCCTTCGTTTCCTACAAAGAGGGCGTCAATACCGCCGACGAGGATAACCCCTACTCGCGCTTTTACATGAAAATGATGGCGTCGTTCGCGGAACTTGAACGCGAAATGATCTTGGAACGAACTCAATCCGGACGGCAACGCGTCATCGATGTGTTTGAGCAGACCGGGAAGATCGATACCAAGTCCGGTGTTTGGTTTGGCCGTCCACGTCTCGCGGTCGATGATGTGATCCAGGAATACGCCGAGCGTTTCAGAAACGGTCAGGTGAAGCTGGCAGAAGTCGCCGCCGCCGCAGGATGTAGCAAACCTACCGCTTGCCGTCGTTTGAAGGCGTTTCATAAATCCCCCCAAACTATGGGATTGTTCCCCGACGAAGCGGGTGTTGGAATTTAGCCATTTCAAAAAGACTAATTTTTGAAATCCTATAACGGCGCTCTTAATAAGGAAGGAGAAAAGGATGCGAGACTTTCTACGGACGCTCTTGGCAAAGTGGCGCAGTAGGACAGGATCCGATCCGCAACGTTACTACCGCGTCATCCCGATATTTGGCGGAAACTATCCCCGCCCCAACGAATGCGAGCACCAATGGTCCGCGCCGTTCAGCGATGAATACCAGGACGAAGGCCAGCCCGTCTATAAAAAGCGTTTCACCGTCCGCTGCCCAAAGTGCAGGCACGACGCCTCGGTTGTTGAGAACGAACGAGGTCATCCCATATCATGGTGGCGCGCGCGGCGCGAAGCCTATCAGCGATGGGCCGACGCTCATCCCGAGACTGAACGTTCAAGCGTCCGGGTCCGCCGCGTCAACAAGCCGCCGCTCGAAATAGCAAACCAACAGGAGGACGTTGAATGACTGACAAAGCGTTTAGCAACATGACGGCCCTGGAATTCCTAGAGGCCCTTCCAGAAAACATGCGCCGCGAAATTCTCGAATGGCTATGGATCGCGCGGCAAGATTACTACGCGAAGCGCGAAATAGGTATCAACGCCGCGATTCAAAAAACCCTTTACAAAGACCCGATAGGCGAGACGGTCACGAGCGCCCATCCTGTCGATGAGCTAACCAAGCTCAACTTCGTTCCCATAACTGGCGTCAAACCGGGGCCGTGGCAAACATTGGACTTCGATCCACCGGCTGAAACGCCAAAGGTAAAAGTGGAGCACAAGCCCTACGGCACGGGCGTCAAGATCGCAGGGAAGCGCCCGTATAAGAAGCGCTCGAAGTTCTGGAACTCCAAAAAGAAATGAAGGATGAATGGATCTTGGGTCTGACGATTGAGCAGGCGACGCGGAAGCTGCAAGCGGAGGGGCTGAAACTTCGTGTGACTTTCACTGACGGGGCCGCGGTTATCGTCACGCGCGACGTTAGACCAGAACGCGTGAACGTCGCAACAATCGATGGTGTGGTGGCGGAAATCCTGGGACGGGGTTAACGAGGCGGGCTTAGTTACTTTGGCTTAGCGTGACGGGTGAACCACTCTTCGATTCTTGCCACGGCTTTTTCCCCACATTGCAGAATGTGAGATCGCATTGGTCGGGCTGACTTCCTTCGCTCATTTCCCAGCTTTCTTTTTTCCTCTCGGGCGCTGTACGGCATCCACTCAAGAGTGAAAGGGTAAGGGCTGCGACGATCCACCTCACTGCGAGTCTTCCATGCCAACTGTCCGCTTAAGCGCATTAAGGTTATGAGAACGGATGGAGTCAGATTGTGCCCGTAAGCCATAGGCATCGATATCCCTGAATAAATCGAAAAGGTGCTTGAGGACTCGCCGCTGGGTACGGATGGTGGTAATAAGTTTCCTCACCTGCCACGGCTCCATTTGGCCGCGCTCTAAGTTAAAGACGATTTGGTGGATTTCGTCTTCTGTCAGTGCCGTTTCTTCGCTCATCCCCGCCCCACTCGTTAAACTCGGACGCTCCGTGTTTAGCCGGGTCGTATGGCTCGTACACCGCGAGGAAGCGATTTTCCTGCACCGGGAATCGAATCTGGTTTCCTATCTCAATGAGCCAGTCGCCGCGCTGACCTTCCAGCCATTTCCCGAGCCACGTTTCCACCACAAACGGCTCTGGCATTCTCACCGCAAAGACGCACTTTTGTTGGCGGACATACCGCGCGGCCTTCGCCGGAAGCGGTTGGCCCATCTTGATAATTGCCACGAATCCCTCGCGGGATTTTATCGACTCGGGACAGGATGGGTACAGGACTGCTTTGGACTTCTTAGGAGAGCCGTTCGATCTCGGAGCCGTCTACGATTCGCGGATCAACGCCCTTGGTTTCGTCTTCAGGAAGGATGATGTACGTCGTGGCTTGATTCCACACGGGGAGCACTTGTCGGATAACCCAACGCTCACCCTGGTATTTAACGATGGTGCCTACAGATACGCTCTCGTCATTCATTCGCCGCGGCCATCATAATTGACCCTCGGCCAGGTCGTCAATCCGTTTGATCTCGGATCGCCCATCCGGAAATTCCAGAATCATAAACCCTTCCGCCGTGTACTTGTTGATCCGGATCTCGATCCCCTGAAACGTCCCGAGGCTTTCATAGACTTTCAGCCGATCCGTTGGATTGACGTGAACCACTTTCGGCCACTGGTTGAATCTCGATTTCGATTCGTGGATTTTCCGGGTCAGGGTTAGGGAATTCGTGCGTGATCTCTCGGACCCATTTACGGCTGTCATCAGGAATTCGTCGTGTTTGTACGAGGGCGTCCAGAATAAACTTCGTACCGGCAGATACGTTATCAATGTCGCGACGAGCGTTAGGCTCCACCCATGTAATACGGAGTGCCACAGGAACGTCAAAGCTACCGCAAAGACCAGCCACAATCCATTCGCCAACCATTCGCGTGGTCTTTTTCCGAAGAGCACCGCCGCGACCCCAATGAGATCGATCCGCCCTGGTAATCTCATTCGTTCCCGGCAACGTTCCAGGGATGGTGAATGTCCAAATCATTCATGGCTCCAATAAGACGGACGCCCTGTGCCACACGTCGAGCCCGCGCTTGGACGCTAGACCTAACACATTCGCAATGATTTGACGCCGCGCCGTCATCGCATCTTTGTTGTAATCCCTCTCGTAACGCTGCACTTCCACCATAAGCCACACTCTCGCGGCTTCCTTGTCGGGACACGCGAGGAGATTGTTTAGCTGTTCGTCGTAGGTCATTCGTCACGGCTCACCTTGCTGCCTTTTTCCCTTCGTCGTAGACCTCGCGCATTAACGCGGCCATTTTAAACCGGAGGATGATCACCCATGGATCCTCGGGCATCTCCCCCATATAACACTCGCGGAGCACTTGCGTCACGCGCTCCTCGAATTCATTCATTAGTGCTGAAGCATTTCGAAATTCTCGATTTGTCGGCGCGCTCCCCGATCCGTATCCAAAATTTGGATGAAGTAAAAGGTTGCGGCAAGAACGGCAAGAGCAATCAGAATGTCGCGTGGTTTCATTTGATCCCCCGTGATTCAAGATCCTCTCGGATTAGGTGCCTGATCGTTAGAACGGCGAGTACAAACCCTGCTCCTACTCCGAGGATGAATGCGAATACCATCATTGGTTTTCCTTCGGTTTCCTTCCCGCCTTGCGAACGTTATTGATCACGAATTTGTAATGCCCGCCGCGCCTCGACGAATCCCAGCACATAGACCAAAACAAAAAGTTTTCCTGCATGGCGTTGATCAATGATTCATTCCCCGACCAGCCGCCTGTTGAGATCCAATAGGCGTTTCCCTTCCGTTTCCAGCCCCAGTCCGCCGCCCACCATAACGCGCGAACCTCCGCCATGAAGTCGTGCCAATCCGCAGGGCCGTTATCCACCGTGACGGCGGGCCACTTGGCGATGTGCTCTAACTCAAGGTCGGTTGGGTACTCGTCAAGGCTCATTGGCCTGCCGCCTCCGGCTGTTGACTTCCTCCGCAATATCGTGCCCCAGGAAGGCGTCCGACCGCGTGACTTGCTGGTGAACCTTCCAGATGCGGGTACACGTTCGGCAAAACACTTCGAAGTTTAACGTCCCGTCTTTTACCGCCGTCCAGCCCTGATTCACTTCCCCGCCACACTCGCAGACAAAAGCGAATCGGATTTTGGCGTGTTTCACCGCTGGCCCCGCATCGCCGCCGACATGTTCCCCGCCACATGCGCCGCTATGAGTTGGACCGCGTCCGCCTGAGCCGTCCCGTCCGGGTAAATGATTTCCGCCTCGCGTAACCGCGAAAACACATCGATAGCCGACCCGTATGGAACGCCCGATAACCGCGACAGCTTCGCGAAGTCAATCCTGGGCCACATCGTTTGAGCCGCCGCGCTTGGATCTTCCCCGTCTACTAATTCCCGATC